TTTCAATCACGATCCCGATCATGTGCTAGGGCGCAACCGTGCGGGCACGCTGCGGCTCACTGCCGACGCGCGCGGGCTGCGCTATGAAGTTGACATGCCTGACACGCAACTCGCTCGCGATCTCCGCGAGTCAATCAATCGCGGCGACATCAGCGGCAGCAGCTTCGCTTTCACAATTCCCGAAGGCGGGCAGGAATGGCGCGAAGATGGCGACCGCGTCATTCGCGAGATTCGGGCCGTCGCGCTGCACGATGTCGGGCCGGTCACCTATCCAGCCTATGAGAGTAGCACTACGCACGCACGCGCGTGCTACACTAAATGGCGCGAGGGGCGCACCGAAGACGCACCGGCACCAGCGGCAGAACCAGCACCGGAACCGGAGCCTGAGCTAGGCATACCGGCCGATGTGGTAATTGCGACCGCGCGACTGCGCGAGATCGACGCGGCCGAATAGCCGCGCAAAAAAATCGAAAAAAATCGGCTTTTGCGCAGTTCGCCAACTAAACGAAATGCCGACGCCAGGCGGCTAAACCGGGCGAAAAATACGCCGCAAGTTGCAATCGCGCTTGCGGCGTTTATTTTTGCACGTCCGGCGCCGTTGCGCTTGGCGATCCGACATAGGCCGCGAGGCCGCTAACTTTATCTGCCGTTGCCGATTCGCACGCGCCACCAGGTGCAGCGTATCGGCTTTTTTTATGGCAAAAACTGGACAGAAAAAATGCCCACAATCAAGCAACTTCAAGAGCAGCGCGGCGAAGCGTTGTCCGAGATTCAGCGTCTTCGCGACGTGATCACCACCGAAGACCGCGACTTTTCCGCAGACGAACGCAGCGCATGGGAAGCGAGCAACGATCACTACGATCAGATCAGCGAACGCATCGCCATCATCGAGCGTACACGCGACATCGAAACCGCCCAGCCCATCGTCGACGAGCCGGCAAAAGCCGACGCTCCCGACTTTCGTTCCGTGCTGATGAGCCAGCAGCAGATCGACATTCCGTTGAGCCGCACCGCTCCGCGTACCGTCGCTGAAGCTCGCGCCAACTCGACGACCACCGACAGCGAAGGCGGCTACCTCGTGCCCACCACGCTCGGCTCGGCCGTAGAAGTCGCGCTCCTGGAGTTCGGCGGCGTCCGCGAAGTTGCTACCGTGATTCGCACTGAAAGCGGCAACCAGATCGATTTGCCGACCGTTGACGATTCCGGCAACACCGGCAGCGTGGAAGGCGAAAACGACGGATTGGCAACCACCGACGTGAGCTTCGGAGTAAAGTCGCTCAACGCCTACAAGGTGTCGAGCGATCTCGTAAAGATCCCGTTTGAGCTGTTGCAGGATAGCGCATTCGATCTCGGCAGCCTTCTCGGCCGACTTCTCGGTGAGCGAATCGCCCGCAACGCCTCGGCGCTTTACACGACCGGTTCGGGCTCTTCGACCGTCAATGGTGTCGTTACCGCTTCTGCGGCCGGTGTCACCGCTGCCGGCGTCGCCGCGATCACCAGCGATGAGCTCATCGACCTTTACCACAGCGTCGGCCGTGCATACCGCCGCAACGGTACTTGGATGCTGGCGGACAGCACCGCGAAATATGTTCGCAAGCTGAAGGATGGCGACAGTAACTACCTGTGGCAGCCCGGCCTGAGCATGGGCCTGCCTGACACGCTCTTCGGCGCTCCGGTCATCACCAACGACGACATGGCCGCGCTTGCCACCGGCAACAAGACCGTCCTCTTCGGCGATTTCTCCCGCTACTACATCCGCGACGTTGGCGCAGTTCGCCTCGTTCGGTTGAACGAGCGTTTCGCTGATAACGATCAGATCGCCTGGGTTGCGATTCTTCGCACCGATGGCGAGCTCGCCGATGCTGGCACTAATCCCATCAAGCACCTCGTTCAGGCGTAAGCCTAAACGCAACATTCGCAACCCGGCGGAGCTTTCCCTCCCTGTGCTTCGCCGGGTTGCCCCTTCGGGGGAGGAGTAAAAAAATGACGAAGAAGATCAAACTACTTACCGGCCGTTGCGGCCCGGCTGGATCATTCGCGCCCGGCGAAATTATCGAAGTAGAAGCCGACGAAGCTGTGCGAATGCTCGCCAGTGGGCAAGCGGAGCCGGTGACCGCCAAGAAGCCTAGAACAGCAAGCAAACGCGCCAGCAAGCCGGCCGAATGATCGAGCTCGTCGGCCGCACACTCGTCACAGCGCCAACAGGCGAGCCCATTACCCGCGACGAATGCAAAACATTCGCGCGCATTGACTCGACCGCCGAGGATTCGCTGATTGATTCGCTGCTCGTCGCGGCGCGCGAACTCGCCGAAGAGTATTGTGATCGGCAGATAATGGAAGCGACGTATGACCTCACATACGACACCTTCCCCGGTGCCGGATTCATCGAGATTCCCTACGCTCCGACATCATCGATCAGTAGCGTCAAATATGTCGATGTTGATGGCGTGCAGCAGACGCTGACCGGTGCCGATTATGTCGCAGACGTGGACGTTGACCCGGCGCGCATTTACCTTGCCTACAACGCAACCTGGCCGACTGTGCGGGCACAACGCCACGCGGTCACAGTGCGCGCGGTCGTCGGCTATGCTGACGCAACCGAGGTGCCGGACGCGATCAAGACCGCGCTCAAAATGATGGTGACCAGTTGGATGAATGACCGCGAAGGCTGCGGCGCGATGCCAGACGGCGCCCGGCGCATACTCGACCGCTACCGCTTTCGTTATGGAGCCTGACTATGGCTTGCGCAAATTGCAAAAAGAAGAACGCGGCACGCGCCAAGCGGTTGACGACGCTCGACCTCACCGATCGCGTCGAGTTTGAGGCGCCGGGCGATACCTACGCGGCCGACGGCAGTATCACGCGCACCTATGCCGTGGACTATGCGCGATGGGCGCGACTCAAGCCACGCGGCGCCGAGCCTGACCAGTTCCGCGAGATCGAGGGGCACACTACCTACAGCGTCGAGGTTCAATACGACGCGACGCTGGCCGCGAACCTTAAAGATACGCACCGCATCGCGCACGACGACGGGCGCTATTTCGATATTTTGCGAATCGAAAATCACGCGCCCGACAAACTGCTGATCGTCGCGAATGATTACGGCGCGGTGATCGTGACCGATGGGCTCCTTCATGATTCGGTCAATTATGACGTGATATTGCGCAACGAGAAGCGGGCGCAAGAGTACACCGACGCCGGCTTGGAAAAAACATTGCAAACCGTCGCCTTGGCGCGCGTTTCCGAGTTTTCGCCGGCTTTCTCGGCGCTGAATGAGGATGTGACGGTGCGCGGCGAAGTCCTGCGCGTGATGCAGGTCGAAAAGGCCGAGCGCAGCGATTGGCTGAAGCTGACGCTTCAGCGGGAGTTTGACTGATGGCTAACATTCGCGGATACATCAAGGTAGAGCAGATGGCTGAAGATAGTTTTAAGGGCTTAATGTCTGCTGCGTTTACCGCCGAAGGCTCTGGAATATTCATAAACTCAGGCTTGCCATCAGTCGGGAACGCTTACGATTCAAGCGGCGCAATGACCTTACCCCATGTAGTGGTTTACTGCGAATCAGTGAATCCCGCCACGCCTGACAGCCGCGAGCAACTGTACGAGGTAGCTATCAGCATAATCATTCGCACAAGCATTCGCGAAGATACTGAAAAGGACTTGATCAACCTTTACAGTTCATTTGTTCGATTTATTCTCGCGCATGATTCGCTAGCCTCCGAACTGAATCTTGCGAGCCAGAATCCGAGCAACAGCTACAAGTACACTAGCGCAACACAAACGACCGAAAACTTGGAATTCAAGCGCGTTCGTTTTGCCCCTGGTGCTGAGATGTCTATGCTGAAGGTTTCGGGCAAGTATTACGAAATAACTCACGGCACAAAAAGCTTGATCGGAGTCGCGTAAGATGCCAGACCTTGGAAGACACGAGACAGGGCTGGCAATAGAGTCCGCGTGGACTTATTTGCTGGGAGCAGAAGGGTTAGCAACCATACTCGATGAATTTATCTTTACCGGCGAATTTCGCGTCGATCAGGAGATTCCTGAGACGTATTGCCAAGTCGTATGCACCGAGATAGTTCCGGCTAACTCTTTGGCATTTGACAAAATAGAGATATGTACTGTCGAAATAAGATTAGCTTCAAGCAAAAACGTATACAACCATCCTAACAACATTCAGCATTGGCGCGATAGAATGATTGGCCGGCTCAGATCTATTCTGTTTTACAACACAAGTTTAGCGGCACAACTTGAGACCGGCCTGGCAAAGCGAGGCCCGTCAACGACAACAACTAATGAGCCTCTAAAGATTTATCATGCGTTGTACCAGACTCAAAACATGAGCTACTACAACATAGACGACCCGCACTATGATATCCGCGTGGCTAGGCTTCAGACAGTAGTAGGGCCGGATGTTTGAATTATGGTAAGCTTTTTTGATACTGAAAACTGGATAGAGCAGGCGTGGATATACGCGCTGCGTCAAAATTCGCAGATGTCTATCCTCGGAATTACTGAAGATCACTACTTCAGCAACTTGACGATCAACGATGAGCTACCATTTCCACACGTCGAAGTCGAATGCGTCGCGGTATATCCTGCCACTGCCAAATTGCAGGACAAATCAGAAATGTGTGAAGTGGAAATCACCGTGAGGACTAGCAAAGGCATAGACGCGGATGATTCGGCGAAATACTCCAGCGCGCAGCGGGAACTGTTGGGCGAAATCTGCGGAGCCGTTAGGCAAGTTCTGCTATATGACGACAATGACATGCTCGTATCCTGGATGACTTTTGGTGGCAATGACCGGTCACATAATCCCCGATACCCCAATTTTCGTCTGTTAATCATCACTAATTCACGATACAAGCCAGAAAACATTACTTGCATCGATGTCTCTACTGCGCATTATCATGCGCGCAGGTTTACGGTAACAACGGCAGTAGTAGCGGACTCGGAAATCGGTGACCCATGATTAGCACAAAGATAGCACCCGCAGGGATAAAGCAGCTCAAGCGCAATCTAAAGCGCGTGCATCGCAGCGGAAAATATGGCATCATCAACACTATAAAATTTGGCGCTAAAGATGGAGTAAGGGCAATGATCGGGCAAACTGGCAAGCCCATCAAAACAAAGACCCGCTACGTTTGGGCCGACAAGTCGAAGACGCGCGTTATTGACTTGGGTAGCAAGGGGAAGGTGCCGACACCTGGCGCCGGTTTCGGTCGTTCGGGATGGGCGCGCGCAGCGCAAAAGCTGAACATGAGCAGCGCGGCGAAATATGGATACGGGCCGGGCTCGGCTATGGTGCGGCTCAATGCGACCGATCCTATAGTTAGCGCGACGAATAGTGTATATTACGTCGCCAATATGGACGCGGGGCGCGCCTTGCCAGGCATACCTCACGCGAAGGAGAGTTATCGAGGCCCGCACGTCCACAAAGAATCGCGCGGCATCGTGCGCAAGGGCATGGAAAAGGCGCAGAAAACCTACAATGAACAGATCAAGAAAACCATAGAACGAATGCAGTACAACTGGAGATAAAAAATGGCAAAAACAACAGACGTAACGGCAGCCTTCCCGGCGGCTATAACCGCTTTCGGCACTGTATCAAGCTGGACCGTGACGCAGACGGGCAAGAACGTGATCGGCCACGATGAAGACGGCGAAGTTGATGCCGAGTCCTATACCGAAATCAACTATGAGCTCGAAATTGAGGGCGAAACCGATGGCGCTGCGCCCGCAGTTTCCGACGTGATCGCATTCGACGGCCGCAACTACGTCGTCGACGAAGTGTCATACGGCGAGAGCAATGATGCGGTCGGCACCTTCTCGATCAAGGCGCACAGCTTCAAGAACCTCGGCTAATGATGTCGCCCGACGAGCAAAAGCGTCTGATAGACGCGATGCAGGCCGACCCCGACTTTCGGGCGGAGATGGCCGCGCTAGCTGCCGAGCCTGAGCAATCGGCCGGCAGCGGCGCCGCGTTCTCTGGCTGGGATTTTTGCGGGCGTCATATCGCGCCACCTGGGCCGCGAGTATGGCGATGGCTCGACATTGCCAATTCTCCGCTCGCGCCCGGTGGCGACTTCGCCAGCCTGACTGACGCGGATCTTGTGCTGGCGTTGCGCGTAATTTGCGAAGGACGCGACGCAATCAAGCCTTACCTGTCGTTGCCAGCACGCCAACGCCGGGCGAGCGATGCGCGCGCTATAGAGCTGGCAGAATCAGCAGAAGCGGAAGCGATCGAGGGCGCGTATAATTGGGCCGACCAGTTCGACGCGACGAT